AACCGAAATCCACTCATCTTTTGTTGTAAAACTTAACCTATATATCATTTTTTAAGTTGTTAATGTTACCATTTCTGCATCACTCAAATAATCAAATACACCAACTGCTTTTGTTTTGCCGTAGAAGTTCTCAGTACCGCCCCCTCCATCAAAAGAAAACTCAGTTAAAGTACTTGCAGCAAAACTTACACCCGAAACGTCTGTCCCTCGTTCAACTCCATTGGTCCAAAGTGAAAAATCATTAACGCGCCACCTTACAGCGCATTTAGCGAACACAGTAGGGTCGGAAACGGTATAAGATATTTCTGCAACGGATACGGTTGCCACTGTAATTCTAGCGGTTATTGTGTTTGATGCAGGGTCATAATATAATCGAACATAATTACTATTCGTTCCATCACTTATAGCCATTTGCCTATAAGTCAAATCATCACTATTAGCAGCAATCTCTGCGTATAACACACCACTACTATTAACACTACTAAACAAACTTTGATTACCAGCATTTGTAATTGCATCGGCAACTCTACTTGTTGTACTTCCTTCTGTTGTTGGAAGCATTAGGGAGGTTGGGTAGGAAAGTGCTTCTACTTGGGCAAAGGCTATGTATACTCCACTTGTGCCATCGCCCAGATATGTCTCTGCCCTTGCAGCAGTAGAAGATGATACCATTGAGAAGTATATCCCTATACCTGCTGTGGATGGGGCTGTTATCATAGCACTACATCTATACCAATCATTAGCCATAGGTGTAATTGTAGAGTTACTAAATGTTGCATCAATACTACCTATAACACCATTCTCTAAATCAAAATTAGCATGACCGCCACCCTGACTGTGGAAAAATTGGAAGTATTTATTTTCACCCTGTTTAACATAGACAGATACTATATATTCATTTGTTGCAGTTACATTAATAGCAGCATGTAACATACGGTGGAGTTCATCAACACTACTCTCCACCAACTTATAAGCCTCCAATGGGTAATCAATTGAGGGGGAGGAGAAGCCTGTTACGGCTGTTAAACTTAGATTGTCAATAGTTACTACATTACCAGCGCTAATCCCAACAAAACTAATAAAACAATTGGTAGTTGATTGTGCTGTAAAATAAATAGTTAATGTTTGTGGTGTTGTTGTAGGGTCAGAGGTGGGATAATTATAGGCTGTATTATCATAAAGCCTTATTCTTGCTCCAGCTGCACCTCCAGTATAATAGACAGTTGCTGAAAATTTATACATTTGTCCAACTACTAAATCAGCATTCAAATCCCTACTATCTCTTAATCCACAACTTGCTCCATTAGCATCATCAACATATGTTATTGATAAAGTATTTGACACATTTGCAATAGTATTATTTGTTACTGCAACCCAACTATATGTTCCACTTGTAAACGCCGCTGCATCTGCATCCCATAATTCAGCCCCAGCAGTACTTGAATCACCCTCAATAGTAGCTCCACTCTTTGTCCAATAACTATTACCAAAACTAATAGGGTAAGTAATTAGATTTGTAGAAGCAGCCTCTGTCAATAGATATGGACAACTATCTCCACTATCATAATTCAAACGAGGAACATTGGCAGCAACTTGCTCAATATAACCACTTGCGTTTATTCTTGTAGTTGTGCTACTTCTTGCTACATCAAAATCAGTTTCAATATTAGGAGTCCAAGCAACAATATCATCACTTGACATATTGGTCATTACTGCTGGATTTCCATTATATGCTTTTATTGAAATATTGTCAAAATAAATAACCATACCTGCTGATGAGGATACAGAACCTCTAAGATATATTGGTCCTGTTACATCTGAACCAAGCTTGGCATAATAAGTTACATCTTGCCACTCATCAGTAATGGATGCAGATGTCTTCGTATACCACTCTGTCCTTCCACTCCATGAAGCACCTTGAAACCATATATCTCCACCATCCCAACCAGATGGGATATAGACTTTAGCAGTTGCTTTTACAATATCACCTTCACTCAACCCACTTATGTCAGAGGTACTCTTTGCTATCCAACTATTACCACCAGCAAGTACACTTTTTAATGAACCTGATGATGAACCATAAGTAATTGTAGTTTCGTGTGATACTGTTGAATTATAGCCACTCCACCCTGTAATATTATCATCACAAGAATAATTCGGGGATAACTCACTCCCCAATGTTGCATTTGTTTGGTCAGCAATCAATGGGTAACTATCTAATATTCCATCGCCCATTTGGTAGTACAAATCCAAGTCATTCACAAAAGATGTTTCTAACAAATCATTTGGACTTCCATAGTTGTAAATCTCGGTTACATCGGATTGGTTTAACTCTCTGCTGAATACTGCAAAGTCTGAAATTGAGCCGTTGAAATAATAACCACTTGATTGTCTGTCTGAACCTATGGTTAATCCCTCAGTATAAGCATTTAAACTACCTGTTGATGATGAGGTTGATGCAGTTTGCAATACACCATCACAATATAACTTTGAATTTGTTACATCATTTGTATCTGAATAAACTACCCAATGATGCCACTCGCCATCATCTTGTGCAGAATTGGCAGCCCAATGCCTAAAATAACCGCTACCTAAATACAACAAAGGTTGTGTGCCATTCCAATTAAAATGAAAAGCACCTATATTATAGAATCCATGTCCAAATACACCTTTATTAGTGCCTGTTTCGGTTGACTTCGCCCAAAAAGAATAAGTTGTTGGTTGTGCTACACTATCTCCATCAGTAATAAGACAATCATCAACACCATCAAACTCAACGCTTGATTGCTCCGTTACCTCTGGAGATGGCATTACATTGTAAAGTTTTTCAGCCTTGTAGCCACTCGGCTTTTGGATTAATATGGCTTCATCATACAAACTCATAACTACACCTCCTCGTTAGATGTCCAATCAGTAGTTGCCATTTCCACTAAAATTTCTTCGTGGGTATATGGTGCATAATCTTCCAATTCAACAGGAGTTTCTCCTTCGTATTTTAGCACTACTCTATCCTCGCCTACGGAATGTCTTAGACTGTTTATATTACTTTCAACAACCAATTCTATTATCTCTTCGGTAACATCTGCAAAAGGTACTATTATATATGTTCTCATAAATCTAAATCTTTAAGGTAGTTTCTAACACACTCTATATTCTCTAACGCATTTGGTTTTATCCGTATTACATAATTGACAAAAGTAGCCATTAGACTACTCTTATTGATGATACTATATTGGATGTTTTCGGCTCTGCCAAAGTTTGTACTATTGTATATTTTTCCCCAACTCATCCTTTTGTTTTTTTAGGTATTTTTCTAACTTTTTTATGTTTTTTAATTTAGTTTTTTCGCTTTTTAAATTTGCCATCCGTTATATGAATTGTTACTACTTGGATTAATATCCTCGTTTGAATTACTTGACCATTCTGGATAATCATCTCCGTTATAACACATATAATCAATGAACCTTTGCGAATAGTGTTGGGCTATGTTCCTGTTCTTCTCTACTAAATAATCTATCTCATCCTTATCAACAGATGTGCTATTCTCGGATGTGTGCTTAAATACTCCCTTATTAGCCACTTGATACGCTGCAAAAGGTAAGTACTCAACCAATGCCCAAAAGATTGTCATAGGCTTTATATAGGTGTTTACAAGCGATAAATAGTCGCCTGTTAATGTGTCGGCAACAATATCAGCAGATATCTTATTATATAAGTCAGTACCCATATATCTTTGCAAGTGTATATCTTGTGCTACCTCAATGTATTGCAAGAATTTATCAGGATCTAACGATCCATCAAGTACACTATATCTTTTTAAGTCTGTATTGGTAATAAATAACGCTTTGCTCATCTTATTTTATTTGTTTACAAATGCTTTATTTGGCATATCAACAGGTCTTTGAGCCACTTCTTTTTCATTTATAGGCAACCTTTCTCTCTCATCTGGTGGTAAAGCATTAATCATTCTTTTTGCCTCATTTACACCTATCTTTTTGTTGTTCTTTTTAAGGTATGTTTGCCTCATCCAAAAATGATGGCATCCTCCTCCTCCTTTGTAAAGCCAAATACTATATGTATCAGCACCACTTAATCCCCATCCTTTATTTACAGGCTTATCTCCAGCAGCAATAATATCCTCTTTACGATATACTTTATTAGCACTTACCATTTTCTTGCAAAATTCTCTGCTCTCTCCTGTGGCATCGGTTTCATTTGGAGCATATTTATATCTCACTTTAAACAAATTAGTATCCTGTTCACTTTTACCATTTGGATTGCTACTTGGCACTTTAGCCATTAACACCTTATCAAAATCTGCTTCCTTTTCGTAATCAACTGGTCTTTCATCTATTAATTCCCACTCATCGCTTATTTCCTCGCCATCTTCTGTTAAGTCATATTCAGCAGACATCTTAACTCCTGTTTCTTCCTCTGTTGCCTCCTTATTTAAACCATCAGTATCAATAAATTCCAAAGGCTCTAATGTCTTAAAATAAGTGTTTAATGATATGTTATTAATCGCCAATATCTCATCTATAACATCAGTTATTTCTTCTTGGTAGGAATTAATAACAACATTGTCAAAAAGCAAAGTAGCAGTTCTAATTTCATCGGCATTATTACCTAAACTATTGCCACCATCTCGTAAACCTATAAGCATTGGGCTTGTTACTCTATGACCGACGATCAGTTTCTTAACACATTCCTCACTTAAATAAGCATAATGGTCTGGAGCATCATTTAGTGGTAAATCTTCTACACTTGTTTTACTCTCTGCATTTGCATTAAAGGCTATAATTACTTTCTCGCCTTTAGTACCTGTCAACTTGTTTAATACATCTCTCTTGATTTGCTCTCGCTTTTCTTCATCAGGCACACCATTATTAAAATTCACTACTTTCGTACCACTAAATCCATTGATAGTATCGTTAATCAAGTAATCGCCTATTTCTTCTTCCAAGACTGAATAAGGTAAAGCACCTTGATAGTCCACAGGCGAATAGTAATAGTATCCACTCACATAAGGCTTCAATACATA